ACTGATGTTCCCGACTATTGGTGGGATGGTGAACAGGCACAACAGCTTGAAACACAGAAAGTTGACTTGACGGATTATGTCAAGAATACAGATTATGCGACAGAAAACAAGGCTGGCGTGTTTAGACCGTCATCAACTTATAATAATTCAGTATCAGCTTCTGGCTATATTAGAGGTATAAGCAACACTTTAGACCAATATAATAATCGTTCAGAACTTGCTTTTATCTCAAAAGGCACTCTCGAAAACATCAAAGCAAGCTATGTCAAAGAGGGCATGGCGGCAAATATGACTTATGATACCGATACCGAAACACTCACCATTACAACAGAATAGGGGGAATTGTTCATGTTAAACTTTAACGGCAATACTCCTAAAACTGTCCTGTTTAATGGATATAATGTAGCAACGCTGATGTTTAACGGCGTGAAAGCTTGGGTTTCAAAGGTACTCACAACGCTCACGGGATATCCACTTACGCTTAGTAATTCAACAGGCGATGACTTAGAGGACTACACAGTGTATGGTAATTCTACACAAGATGGAACACCTACTCCCGATACACCGATTGATGTAGTAAGTGTCGGTGATTTGGTAGAAGATGAAACTGATGGCAATTATGGCAAGTACAAAATCCCCATTGTTACAAGGGGAAAGAACCTGTTTAGTGTTGACTACTATGTAAAAAATAAAGTGTCAATATCTAATCAGACTCAGGTAGACAGGTGTGTATTTACGGTTAAACCGAATACTGCATATATTGTTTCGACAAATACAGGAATAGAAGGTTTAGCAAATGTGTTTGTAATGTCTGGTGGAAATACTAACACTACTATGGGTTCATCAATACATGGTGCTTATACTGATAATCCACGCATAGTTAATGCAGATTCTAATGGATATATACTAGTTGGTGTTAGAAATAGTAAATTAGAAGCTTTGATAAATGGTGAGTTCATAATTCAAATAGAGGAAGGTTCTACTGCTACCGAATACGAACCATACACCGAGAATACGGCTAACATCTACCTTGATGAACCATTGCGGAAAGTCGGAGATTACACCGATTACGTCAATTTCGCAGAGGGGAAAGTGGTTAGAAATGTTCTGAACTTTGTGCCGAGTGGGAATGATGGTTGGAATTATGCCACAAGTAACGCACGTTTTACTTTGAGTAATACAACATTCGGAAATGTTGGGGCAAATGGTAGAACTCCAATATTGTCAAACAGATTTGTTTTTGGTTTGGGGTCAGCCAATTATACGGCATTACGGTATACCAGTGTAATCATTATTTATTACACTGAATTTACTTCCGCAGACGAACTCAACGCCTACTTTGCAGAAAATCCGACATACTTCCTTGTCGCTCTGGGTAAACCAACAGAGGAAGAAATTGAATTGCCGAGTGTGGCTACAACAGAGGGAGTTTGCTATGTGAGTATTGATACAAGCGTTGCACCAAGCGATATGAGTGTGGCGTATTATGCAGGATAGGAGATCATCATGGAATACCCGGATTCAATCAGCAGTATCACAGAAAAATTGCGATACGATTTAAAAAAACATGAAGAGCATGTGCTTGAACAGGCATTTAATAAATGGGGATTTACAAAAGAATATGTCAAAAAACATTCAGATGAATTTAAGGTGTTACATGATGGGGAAACTGCTCATTACTACCATAATGATATCCATATTTTTGACATCGTAACAGAAATAATTAAAAATGAGATTAGATTTACGGTTACAATGGACTACAAAAGTATGCCGATAAATGAGCCAAAAGCGGAGACACTTACAGTACCATCATTGATACATAATTGTGGGAATTGCAAATACTGGGAATCATTTAACGGCGTATGCTTTAATGGTGACAGTGACGAGGTTGCGGACTATACCGATAGGGAATATTGTTGCCGCGTGTGGGAGAGAAAGACGGAAGAAGATGGCTAATAACGCAGTTGGAGAAGTCCATATTGAAATATCAAAAATACAAGCGTCACTTGAAAAGCGAGTAAAAAAAGCACAGGAAAAGCTGAACGCGCAGATAGTCGCAGACTGTACGCCGCTGATACCTTTTCGACAGGGCACGTTGCGAAACAGCGTAAATTATCCAGATGGGATAAGCGGCGGCGTTATTGAGTGGAATACACCATTTGCACACATGATCTACACAGGGATTGTCTATTCACCAAACATTCCCATAAAGGACGCAGACGGGAATATAACAGGATGGTTCAGCCCGCCGGGCAAGAAGAAAACGCCGACCGACAGAAAACTGCAATACCATACACCAGGAACAACAGATCATTGGTTTGACAGAGCGAAAGAACAGCATCTGCAAGAATGGACAGAACTTGTCAAAAACGAGTTTAAGTGAAAAAGTTACAAAATGTGCTGTATATCAATGTATAATTTGAGTAAAGGAAAAGTCAAGTGTTAAAGCCGTCATATTTCGATGACCCGAAAATATACAACAGAATAGTCAGATTGTGGCAAAGGCTTGAAGACTTTATTTTGAAAGATATCTCCCGCAGACTGTTAGCCCAAAACAGCATGACACCGACAGCCGACAGACTTATAGCACGGCTCAGAGTTATGGGCGAAAGCAAGGAAGAGATACAGAAAAAGCTTTCCGAGATTATGAAAGTAAGCCGGGAAGAATTGAAAAAGGTGTTGCAGGACGCTGTATTGACCTCATGGGAAGATGAAAGAGAGATTTATGAATCACATGATATAGACCTAAAACCGCCGCTTGAAAACGACAATGTAATACGCATTATAGACGCGGAATACAAGAAAAGCCTTGGAGAATTGGAAAACCTTTCCAAGTCAACCATGAACCAGGCGTACAGCGATTTAGGGCGAATGATTGATGAAGCCGAAATGCGAGTGGCAAGCGGCATACAAAACTACAATTCTGCAATATGCGATGTTCTGGACGAATACGCCGGACGGGGGATATATGTAGACTATCCAACAGGGGCAAGGAGAACGCTTGAAGCGGCTGTTAGGTGCGCGGTTGTAACATCGGCTAACCAGACGGCGGCACAGATGCAACTAGAATACATGCGAGAAGCAAAAACTAATCTACTGCTTGTCTCCGGTCACCTCGGAGCGAGGACTGCACAGAAAGGACAACCGCCTTATGCAGACCATTCAGCGTGGCAAGCCAGAGTCTACCATATCAAAGATGAAGACTTAAAAAAGCTGACAAGTACAACTGTAGCTGATACAGGCTAAATATTGGAGCAAGAGAGAATTGATAACATTATGACTTCAAAGGAATATCCAGATTTTATAGAAACAACAGGTTATGGAACTGGTGAAGGACTCTGTGGATGGAACTGCCGCCACGGGTTTTCCCCTTTTTTCGAGGGCATGAAAAACCCATACACTGACGAAAACGGCAATCTGAAGATTGACAGTGAAGAAAACAGAAAAGTGTATGAAGCCACGCAGAAACAGAGGGCAATGGAACGCGCTATCAGAAAGACAAAACGACAGCTAATTGCGAAGAATGAACAGTTATGCGGTGAAGACAGCGAAAAGCGGCAAGCAGAGTATGACAGACTTTCTTATAAGCTTGTACAGCAAAACGGAAGATATAACAAATTCTGTGATGAAAACAACCTGCAACCTCAATATGAGCGTAACAAACTTGCAGACTTTAACAGGGCGCAGGAGAAACAGGCAAACACGGCGGCAAAACGATATAAAAAAAGCATTGAACAATAGTATTTTTGACAGAAAAGAGGCGGCTTGATTAGATGGAATACATCAACGATTTTATGGTAATATGCGGATGGATAATCACGATCGGAGGGGCAGGAGCGGTAATTGTGAATCTGATTAAGAATGCCAGAAAGCCACACAAGGACATTGAGAAGCGTCTGACCGCTATCGAAGAGGACATAAAAGACATTAAAATCAAGATGGACAACGACTACAAGTCAATCAACAGTAACCGCGAAGACATGAATCTGCTCATGAGGAGTGTCTTCTCACTGATTGAAAACAAGATAACCGGGAACAACATTGAGGGGCTAAAAAAAACAAGAGACGAACTTATACAGGCACTCACGGACAAATAATCACAGGTGTTTTTATGAGGATATACGACTTTACACAGCCGGAACTTGACATATTCCGCGCAAAGTGCAATTTCACGGATGATGAGAGGACGCTTTTTGAATACAGGGCAAGCGGCGTATCACTGGAGAAGTGCGCGGAGATGATGAACGTGAGTGAATCGACTGCTAAGCGGATAAGTCGGCGTGTAAATAGTAAGATTATAAGGGTGTGCTGACATGATGAAACTCGAATAAAAACTCGAAACTCGAATAAAAACTCGAATAATACTTTAGTGATACTTTTTTGAGACTATAACGAACTGTTATAGTCTTATTTTTATGCTTAAAATCACAGTATGAATACAAAAGATATACTTTTCAATCCCTATATGTCCAACGATGACAAAGACCTTTTCATAATGCTTCTTGAAATGGAGGATGAGCATGTACCAGAACCAGTTTTATCCACAGTATCAACAGCCTTTCCCACAATACGGAATGACCGCACAGCAGAGAGTTGAACAGATGCAACAGCAATATCCTCAGTTTGCGCAGATGTCACCGACACAAATGTCGGGAACATCCCAGAATGTCACATGGATTCCTGTGAACGGCTTGCAAGGGGCGAAAGACCACATTGTACAGCCTAATCAGACGGCGTGGCTCATGGATAATAATGACATGAGATTCTATGTGAAAAGTTCTGACAGCTTGGGTGTAACAACTCTCAAGGCATACCGCTTTGAAGAGATAACCGACACGGCAGGACAGGCAACAGGTCAAATTGACATGTCACAGTATGTTCAGCGTGGCGAATTTGAGGATTTAAAAGCACAAATAGACAAATTATCGTCCGTGGCAAAAACAGCCGTAAATAAGGCAAATAAAGAGGTGTAGAAAATGAATCCGTTAGCAAATATGACAGGAGGTAATATGCCGAATATGGCAATCAATCCGCAAGCAATACAGGGCGTTAAACAGCTTATGTCCATGATGCAGACAATGAGAAACCCTCAACAGGCAATCATGCAAATGGCACAGCAGAATCCACAGCTTAACGCGGTTATGAACCTTGTAAACGGGAAAAATCCGAAAGATGTATTTTACGCGGAGTGCCAGAAACGGGGAATAGACCCGAACACAATCATCAATCAGTTACGATAATGTGAATTATGGTTGTCTCTGACATAACTACCTCTATTGTCTAACTTAGTAGATAAAATTTTATCAACGGGCATACCTTTATGA